ATAGTAGGTCTGGTTAGAGACGAATGGGGTTCCATTGACCACACCTTGCATTTGGAAGGTGTTGCCAACCGAGAGGCCATGAGCCGCCGAGGTAGTAATCAAGCCAGTGGTAATGGCGATGGTGGCTGTCCCGACAGATGTTCCAACAACAGGGGTAACTGTTCCACCGCCCCAAGCGAGTGCAAGGGATTCTTTATCAGTCTGAATTGCGTTGAAGAGGAATTTTCGAACTAACCCTGTTGCGATGGTTCGAAGTGTCTCAAGAGACTGCCAACCAGCAACATCCTTGACTGTGAGAGCTTGGTCGATTTCAAAACCATCATCCATGTAACCAAGATTGACGAAGGCGGCGTTCCATGGGGTCACGGAATCTGTTGGCAGAGCGGTGCCAAGTGGGGCTTTCCAAATCGCACCTGTACCGGCGACGCGGACTTTTGTTGCACTAGGAGCGGACATTGTTTTTACTTCCTTTCAGGAACGCCAAAGACCGCGAAGTGGGTTTAGCGATGGTGGGTTTGGTATTGCTATTAGTGAAGAGTGATTGCGTAACGAGCGGTGTAGCGAGATAAGGCTGGGTTTGAAACTAGATCAGGCATCCATGAAGGTGCTACCTCATCCTCGCCCTTAACGAGAGCAACGGTGATGGTGACTGAATTCGAAGTGAATGAGACGACATCGTTTGCGATTGCCCAGATTGCGGCGCGAACGGTGCGAGCGATCAAATTGCAAACTTGCTGAGTGCCACCGACGACATCGATTTGAATCGAGGCATCTTCAATCGCAGGCCACATCCCTCTGCCGCCGCCTTGTTGCACAAAGATGTACGGATAACTTGGCGAAAGCGGGATTTGAGTCAAGATGTGATCGGCTGGAACTAGATTCGTTACTTGGCTGATACTTTGAAGATAAGTGATGACGGCGAGGGTTGGATCGGGAAGGACATTAAGTGTGTAGTGAGCCATTTCTTCTCCTCACAAATTTGAGTCCGACCGCTTCAGCTGCTTGACGGAGAATGAATTGGGCTGGGTGTTCGCGAGATGGGATTCCAAACTCAATCCATGCAGATTTTTGATCTCTCGCGATGACCCGTGCGCCCAATGTGGTCTTTTCAAATTCAATTCCATCGCGATAGCGACCCGTGTCAACTGGCGCGATTGCTTTAGCGAGGTTGGCGATCTTCTCGGCCATAACCAACGCTGTATCGCCAGCGGCGACAACCATCAGAACATCGGCGTCTAAACCTTCGCGGATATGGAGTTCTGGCAGTTCGATGCCGCTAGCCATTGATACTCACCAAGAAGCAGACGACATGGGAAATCTTTTGACGACCGGGATTCCATACAACCCAAGGCTCACCATCTACTTCGAAAGTTTGCGATCCGAATGTGATGCGGTCGAGGTGTCCGATAGCAGTTCCCTTTGGGAGAAAGCAACGCCAATGAGTCTTTGTAGTATCGCGGTTGAGCAAATCTTCAGCGGAAGTTAGTTGCTCGATGAATGCNAATGCGGAAGTTGGCGAACCACTTGCGGCAGGCTTCTTGTTGCCATAGTCATCGGCAACAGTTGCCGCAGCCATCGTTTGAATGGTGATTGGCTGGTTGAGGATATTAGCGAGACTCATTTTGTCGAGGAAATTGAGGAGGAGATCGCAGTTCTGCGATAAACCCTCAAATCTTTCTTGTTCTCGTCGGTGAGCGATAGACCACCACCATCAGAGCGTTGGTAGGCGGCTTTATACCCGCCGACTTGTTCCATTGTGATTCCAACACCTGCAGAAATTTGAAGTGCGATCATCCCAGCGACCATGTTTACGATGTCAGATGGAATCGTTGCGTAGCCGTGGTCGTATGTGACAACAATGACTGCCGTCGGACCCATCCAAGAGTTGCCTGATGGGAGTGGACCTGAATCAGAACCTGCGGGTCCAAGAAGATTATTAGTTCCACCGTAAAGCGATGCGCCGTAATCGGGTTGGAATGAGCCCGTTGAAAGGCGAACGTTGCCGTCGCGATCCCATTGGTAGGTTCCAGCGGCCATCGTTGCCCCGTTGAGAGTTATTGATGAGATGTTGGTGACTGGAAACTGTGGCAAAAGTAATGCTTGCCCCCAGTTGCCGGGGAGCGTGACGACATCACTAGTCGTCTGTGAAATCTGTTGGCGGGTGTGACCGCGAACTAGCCCAGAGGCCAAAGTTAGTTGGTTGGTGATGTATGTAGCTTCTTGCGTTGAAAGAGGTCGCCCAAGCATTGACTCGACATCGGCTTGCGCTGCAAGTGTTGGCAGTGTCATGGACGAACCTCCTTCAAATTAGAACGGCAAATCGGAAAGTTAAGTTATTTCTTAACTTCTTCGACTTTCTTCGTGTCCTTTTTAGGCGCAACCGTTTCGGCATCGACTGCTCCAAAGAGGGCAGGATGATTTTCGCGAGCTTCCTTTTCAGTGACGAACTCAAAAGTGTCGTATTTGCTCGATAGCGGAAGGACATAGTCATCTTCAACATCGTGGTAACCAATTGCTGGAACCGTTGAAGCGGTGTCGGTGATCTTGATGTATTTAGTCATGGGAACTCCTAGTTCGCGACTTCGATGGTGGTTGTGAAAGATGGGGTGGTACCTGTAACAACCCAAGCGATGCGATAGAAACCGCCCTTGGATGTGAAACGTTGAACTGCGTTGCCGACTGCGGTGATTGCGGTGAAAACATCGGCAGGAGTAGCGGCGGCGAAATTAACGCCGTCATCTGACCACTGGACTGAGAAAGTCGCAGATGGAGTGGTGCCTGATACGGCGGAAGCGATGATCTCAACTGAAAGGCTATCGCCGACAACCGAGTGCCCACCTGCTTCATTACCAGTTGCGGTAATCACTTGCGCGGTGATGATTGTGTTAAGGATTGACACGGTGACTCCTTTCAGGGAGTTGTGAGAAAGCGAAAAGCCCACCCGAATAAACGAATGGGCTAATCGCCATTGAGATTAGGACAGGACTACTACGGCCTTCTCATTGCGGAGCTTTGCAACTCCATAGAGAACGTCGAGTGTGACCTGCACGCCGAGGTTGCTGGCGTTGTATGCGATTGTGCAACGAAGAGTCAATCCTGAGACTGGATCGCTGACAACTGAGGTCTGAGCGCCTGAACCGGCAGGAGCATCAGGCAATCCGCGCATTGCCAAGATGATTGCGCCCGGATCGAAGGCAAGGTTCTTGGTGTTAGTTGCGAATGGAACCAGTTGTGACTGGTAGAGGCTGAAACCAAAGAGGTTTCCGATTGACCCATTAGCGATCGCTTCAGGTGTCTGATAAGCGAAGTATTGCTGCAAGGTGGAATCACCAAGAAGCGCAATTTCATCCTTATCAGAGATGATGATTGAGCGATTGCCCTTTGGAGCCTTGTTGTCGTTCATCAACTTGCGAGTTGAACGCAATGTTGCGGCGGTCAAGTCAGTTCCACCCGTACCAGTGGTGTAGGTGAAAGCGGTGTAAAGACCAAGCAAATCAGATTCGATCTGTTCTGCGATTGGAACGACTGCAGCTGTGATGTAGCGCTGCATTACATCCTGATTAGCCAATGCGCGAGCGGCATCTTCAATGAGGAAGGAGGCTTCTTTGTGCTTGTTCAAAACCACTTGAGTGGTTGTTGATGTTGGCACTTGGAGTGTGACTGCTGTGTTAGCAGCCTTATCGTTGGCAACAAATGTGCCAGGGTAAGGAATGTTCAGAGTGTCGCCAACTTGGAAAGGCGCGACATCTGTATCGCGTGTCACCAACTTAGCAAGCACAATGTTCGAGCGGAGAACTTCGAGAGCGGTGTTAGCCCATACTTGAGGGATAAAGACCGCTGCAGAGGTTCTAGTTACGTCAGCCATGATGAGGCTCCTTAATCTGCGGTGATGCGGCCTTCTTTAAGTGCCGCGAGGATGTCTGGCTTGTTCGCCGTGTAAAAGGCGTGGTCGTTCAATTCCGATTGTTTGTAGATTCGACCCACTGGCGTGATNGCCGTTGTCGGGGTGACGGTTCCAAATGCAGGCTTCGATCCCTTGAGGACTTCAGCGAGAGCATCTGCATCGGCTTCCAACTCTTCGCGAGTTGAACCCACTAAGCGGCTTGCGGCTTTGAGGTCAATACCTTTTTCAATCGCGACATCGCGTCGTAGGTTTTCGATCGCAAGGCGATCGCGTTCAGCCTTCAGAGCATCGCGCTCTTCAGTAATTCTTTGAGTTTCGGATTTGTCACGATCCTCGAACTCTTTGATTTTGGCTGTTGCATCGGCAAGGGCTTTATCAGCCGCTTTGCGAGCAGTGCGTTCAGCATCGAGTGCTTTCTTGCCAGCCTCACCGAGAGGAGGTTCACTTGTTGCCGGAACAACGGGTTCAACTACTGGATCGGTTACTGGGGCTGCTGGATCGATTACCTGTTCAGTCATCGCGACATTCCTTACTTAAAATCTCCACCCTCGCGGTGGAGAAACTTAGAATTTCTTGATCCCCATAATCGGATCGAGTGTGCAACCGCAATCACGGTGCAAAGGTTGAGCGCCTTCATTGGCAACATGGGCGCCATCTAGCTCTTGGCAATAAGAGCAGGCGCCACTATCGGCAACGCGAGCAAAAGCAACGACTTCTTCATTGGAAGCGTCTGCCCATGCAAAGCAAGCGGCGCCGGCGGCGAGCGCGACATCCGTTTC